AGGGGATGTGACTTTTTCAGCTACAAATGGTTCAACAACAATAACTGTTTCGGATCCAGCACATGGAGCAAATGAAAATGATTTTGTAACCTTTTCTGGTGCAGTTAGTTTAGGGGGCAATATTACTGCTGCCATTCTTAATAAAGAATATAAAATTGTATCTGTTATAAGTTCTAATTCATATACAGTTACGTCTGCTATTGCAGCCAACTCTTCTGATACGGGTAATGGTGGTTCTAGTGTTGTTGGGGAATATCAGTTAAACACAGGTCTTGATGTGACCGTTGGTGGTACTGGTTGGGGTGCTGGACAGTGGAGTGGTACAACTAATGGTGCTTTATCCACAACTTTAAACGAACCTTTAGATGATTCTGAAACAGGTGTAGATGTTGTTGATGAGACAGGTATGACAACAGATGGGGATGTTATTTTAATCGATAACGAGTTAATGCTTATCACGGCTTCTGCTGACGATAACACAATAACAGTGACCCGTGGACATAGTGGCACTACTGCTGCAACACATGACAATGGATCGTTGGTTAGATTAGCCACTGGTAATACTCTTGCAACAGATGACTTTGTTGGCTGGGGCAGTTCTGCATCGATCACGGTACCTGGTGCACAGATCAGATTATGGTCACACGATAACTTTGGAGAAGATTTAATTCTTAATCCAAGAGACGGTGCTATTTATTATTGGGATAGAACAAACGGATTAAGTGGAAGAGCGGTAAAATTAAACACGCTTGCTGGTACAAAAACAAGTATACCACAAAGAGCCAAACAAGTTCTTGTATCTGACCAAGACAGACATGTTATCGCTTTTGGTTGTGATAACTTTGGAACAGATTTAACATCTCCTGATGGAGACGGGGTACAAGATCCACTGTTAATTAGATTCTCATCACAAGAAAATCCATTAGATTGGTTTCCGACTGCTACAAACACAGCTGGTGACTTAAGACTTGGTGGTGGATCGACCTTTGTTCAAGCTGTTGAAACAAAACAACAGTTGCTTGTTTTTACAAATAAAACCTTACACGCTATGAAATTTATAGGTCCTCCATTTACTTTTGGTTTGCAAGAGCTATCAAAGAACATAACCATTATGAGTCCTTCCTCGGCTATTGCAGTAGAAGACGCAGTGTATTGGATGGGAGTTGACACTTTCTATGTGTATGGAGGCGGTCAAACTGTACAATTACCATGTACTGTGAAAGACAAAGTATTTTTAGATTTTAATTTTGAAGAGCGTGACAAGGTTCATGTGGGTGTTAACTCTGAGTTTAGTGAACTTCTGTGGTTTTATCCTTCATCCAGTAGTACAGAAATAGATAAGTATGTTGCTTATAATTACTCGGAAAAAGTTTGGTATTATGGTACAATGGCTCGTCAAGCATGGCTTGACAGAGGTATTAGAACATTACCAATAGCAACAGGTGATCAATATTTATATAATCATGAAGTCGGATATGATGATGACGGATCAGCTATGACATCTTTTATTGAGTCTGCACCTATAGATATTGGTGACGGGGATAAATATGTTTTTCTAAATGAAGTTGTGCCCGATATAACTTTTAATGGATCAACTAGTTTAAATCCAGATGTAGACTTTACTGTTAAGGCTAAGAATTTTTCTGGTGGTAACTTTTTGCAAACTCAGTCTGGCAACACACAAAGAACAGCCACTAGTCCAGTAGAACAGTTTACAGAAAAACTAAACTATCGTTTACGAGGTAGGTCTTTTGCCTTACGAGTTGATTCTACATCTTTAGGTACAAAATATAAGCTTGGAACACCTAGAGCCAATATAAGACAAGATGGAAGACGCTAATGTTAGTAACCAGTATTCCTCAATATATTCAAGGTTTAACAAATGCAAAAGTTGATCTAACAACAACTGATAACACTATTTTATATACAGCACCCACTGGGGCTGAGTCTAATGCATCTATTATTAGCTCTATTTTAGTGCACGATAGTAGTAACAATGGCGATACTTTGACTGTAACTTTAACGGACAAAGATAATAATGTGTTTGAATTGTTTGAAAAAAGCGTTGCAGGACACGCAACAGAAGAGATGCTAACAAGAGATCTGATATTACAAGGTGGTGACATCATAAAAGTACAGGCAGGAGTGGCTAACAGACTCCTTGTTGTCGCTAGTATACAAGAACTAATTAAGACTAGAATCACAACAAGTGCGATAACGCAGATATAGGATTGAAGAATCAACAATTAATTGGTATTATAAGCTATGGGTATATTTAAAAGCATCACTAAAGTTTTAAAAAAAGCAGCACCAATTATTGGTGGAACCATTGGTTTTGCTGTTGGCGGGCCATTAGGAGCCTCAATAGGATCGGGTATTGGATCATTAGCTGGTGGCAGAAGTGTAGAAGAAGCATTATTAAACGCTGGATTAGCATATGGTGTAGGATCGTTTGCGAAAGGTGCTGGTTTCGGAACACAAGGCACAAGTGCTGGTACTTATGGAGCTTCAACCGGAGCTTCAAATGTGGCTAATGTTAGTGGGCCAGAAATAATGAGTGGTGTAAAAACAACAGCACCAATATCCCAAATTTCTTCATCTGTCCCTACTACAGCTTCAAAGGCTATAAGCAGTGTTTTTGACTTTGCAAAAGCAAATCCATTAATAACTGCTGGAGGTGTAGGTACATTGCTTGCAAGTTCTATACCTGAAGAGCAACAATCTGGGGGCTTTAATATGCAACCTTATCCAGTAGGTAAAACTAGGCTAGGTACTGGACGAATCGGTAATAAACTGTATAATTTAGATGATCCAGATGAGCGAAAAAAATATTTTGAAGATAATAGAAAAAGACAAGGTGCCGAGGATATTGAATCAGAAGAAGAAAGAGATATATTTAGAGACGTTGTAAGTAGAGATCCCTCTTTGAGAGATCCCTTTTTGGCAGCAAGTGGTGGAGAAGTAACAGGCCCTGGTACAGGAACCAGTGACTCAGTTCCTGCAAGATTATCAGACGGAGAATTTGTGGTAACAGCAAAGGCTGTCCGTGGTGCAGGTGGCGGAGATAGAGATGTCGGTGCCGCAAGAATGTATGACATGATGTCACAATTAGAAAGGGTTGCGTGATGGCAGATCCACAAGAAGTCAAACAAGAACAAATTGTAAGGTTAGCTCCTTTCCAAGAAGATTATTTAGCTGATATATTTGCAAGTGCGAAGGCTCTCACGGGTGAAGGCTCACAAATGCCTTTTTCTGCACAACAGTTAGAAGGTCTTACTGAAGATCAACTAAGAGCAATAAATGTAGCTGGTCAAGGTATTGGAGGATTTCAGCCTTATTTAAAAGGAGGAGCCGAAGCTTTAGGTCAAGGTATTGGAGCCGTGGGCACTGGTCTGGGAACTATAGGAACTGCATTAAGTCAATTACCTGAAGCACAACAAGGATACAGACAACAGCAACAAGCTATGTTGGATGCTCAAAGACTAGGACAACAAGGTATTGGGCAAGCACAACAAATGACAGCTGGTGCCAGTTATGACTTTGATCCTACCTCTTACAGAGAGTTTATGGATCCGTACATGGAAGATATTGTTCAGCAACAATATGCAGATATAGCTGAACAAGGAGATATAGCAAAAAACAAAGCCTCTGCACAAGCTATTGGTGCGGGAGCCTTTGGTGGTTCAAGAGGAGCTATTGAACAAGCAGCTATCAATCAAAATGTGTTGGAGCAACAAGCAAGGACAGGATCACAGCTAAGATCAGCAGGTTTTCAGCAAGCTCAAAATCTTGCACAACAAGCAGCATCAAGACAAGCACAACAACAACTTGCACAAGCTGGACAGTTTGGTCAACAAGCTGGACAAGCGGGAGCCATGGGTTTTCAAGGAGCACAAGGCTATGGTCAGACAGCTGCAGGTCTTGGTAATCTTGCACAATTAACTGGTCAATTAGGTCAAACAACTGGTGCTCTTGGACAAACAGTCGGGCAACTTGGAACTGCGACAGCGGGCCTTGGTCAATTAGGTCAACAAATGGGTGTTCAAGATGTTAATACATTATTGGGTATAGGTGGAATGCAACAACAACAAGGACAAAGACAACTTGATATAGATCGAGCCAACGCACTTGCAGAACAAGCTCTACCTTATCAACAGGTTGGTTTTATGTCTGATATTTTTAGAGGTGTCCCAGCCCTACAACAGACTTATTCAACAACCACGAGTCCAGGACCGAGTAACCAGTCTCAACTACTAGGATTAGGTATAGCAGGTTTAGGTGCATACGGCATGGCAAACAGAGGAACTGGTAACTTTTTCGGTATGGGAGCTAAGAATTGAACAAACCATTAAATAGAAGAATGTTTCGTCAAGGTGGTATGTCTAAACAGCCAATGGGTATTCTTGCTTCATCACCAGAATTAATGACAACAGCCCAAAAAGCTATGATGAAAGGTCAGCCAGTTAAAGCACAAAATGGCACCTTTATTAAAGACCCTGATAAAATGAATTCACCTATGATAAATTATTTTAGACAAAACTCGCCTTTAGAAGCTATAGGTGGTTTTGTTTCTGATACAGCAGATAAATTTATGACTAATAATAAAATAATTGCCGACATGATTAACAAAGGCTTACTAATTGGATCACCTGATGGGAAAAGAGATGATACTCCAACATTTCATGGATACACTTTACCTGAGATGAAAAAAGAAGGTGAAAGCTTTGCAAAAGATAAGGCAAAGGCATTAGCTATCAAAAAAGATGACTCTCAATTTATGAAAGACATTAAGAAAATTGGATCTAGTATTGATACTAGCCTTGAATCTACTATTAATAATATAGACAAAGGTTTAGATTATTTTAGAAATAAAAAAGAAATAGAAACAGCTGATGATATTAGATTAAAAGGAATACAAAAAAGTCTAAATTTAAAAGCCGAAGGAGATTCAAGATATCAATTTACAGATCAATCTGCTGGCCCACAACGTTTAGAGCCTCCTAAAAAAGGTGAGGAAAGAGGTTTAGTAGATCCTAACGTTTTATCTTCAGCTGATCCTAGGTTTCCAGAATCTTTCCCAGAATCTAGACCGGAAGAGGTTTTAGGACTTAGTGTAATAAATAAAATTAAAGAAGATGCAAAAAACCCTAAAGGGACTACTACAAAAGGGGCTGATGATGCATTAGGTATATCAGATTTAAGTTTTAAAGATCGTGTGAAAGCAAGACGAGAGATTATTTCTGCCGCACTAGGAAGAGATATTTCTGAAAAAGACGTGAGAACTGATGCAAACTATAATTTAATTATGACAGGTTTGTTAGTTGCAGCAGGTGAAAGTCCAAATGCTATGACAAATATTGCAAAAGGATTGGCTGCAGGATTGGCTGGATATGGTAAAGCAAAAGGTGAAGCTACAGAAGCTAAGAGAAAAGAAGACATAGCTGTAGGATTGGCTGCTGTAGAACAAGTATTTAAAGAGTCAGAAGCAGAAAAATCTAGGGATAAAAAACCAGAAGCAATTAGAACAGCAGAATATCTAAGAGATAATCCAGAGCTTATGACTATAATGAAAGGGATTAGTTCTAAGAACAAATCTGATGAACAAATCAAATTAGAAATAGCAACAGCTTTAGCTAAATCGTCCATAGATCCAAGTGCTGTAAATGTGGGTATGATAGATACGTTATTCAAAGCTGTTAAAGGTCAGATTCAAACACCTCAAACACCTACAGTAATTCCTTCATATAGAATACCTCAAAATGTTGTGGGTACAGATAACTATAAGCCTGGTAAAGTAATAACTTATAATAAGAACAATTACAAAGTAAGTGATGACGGACTAACACTTAATTTAGACACAACACAAAAGAGTAGCTAATGGCTTCTCCTATTGAAAATTTGCCTGTCTTTCCAGTTCAGGAAAATGAAGACATAAATAAATTACCAGTGTTTCCAATAGCTGGTGCAAAACAAGAAGAAGATTCTTTCTTAGGAAGCACTGTAAGCACTTTCGGAGATATAGCTCAAGGTGTTGGATCTGGATTAGTTGGTTTACCACAAGGTATAGTAGAAACAGTGACTTCTGGCTTTGATTATATTTTTGATACTGACTCAACAGAAGACGTTACAGCTTTTGCTGAAGGAACAAAAGAATTTCTTGGTTTAACACCAGAGGGAACAGCTGGTAAAGTAGCAGAAGGTATAACAACTTTTGGTGGTGCCCTTATACCAGTTATCGGATGGGTTAATCGTGCAAGTAGTGTCGCTCGTGGAATTAACACAATACCAGCTACAAGTAAGTTTTTTAGAGCAGCAGAAAGATTTGGTAGATCTAACGCAGGTAAAAATTTATTAGGTGCTAAAACAGCTTTTGGTGCAAGAACAAAACAAGCACTTGTAACAAGTTTTGCAGGTGGTGCCGCAGAAGCACTTGTAGCACCAGATGGAACAGGCACATTGGCTGATGCTTTTGGTGTTTTACCAGAGAGTTTAAGAACTGATAAAACACAAGGTTTACGAGGCAGAGAAAAGGCTGCACAAACACTATCTAACAAATTAAAGATAGGAACTGAAGGTGCAGCAATCGGTTTAGGAGTTGAAGCTGCAATACCTATAGCTGGATCTGCTGTAAAAATTGCATCTATGCTTCCTCTCGTTCCTCAAACAGCAAAATTAATATCTGATGGATTTCAAAGAATAGGATCAAAAGTTTCTGGAACAGCTTTAGGTAAGTATTTGTCTTCAAGAGGTGAAACTCCAAAAGAATTATTTGAAGCAATGAAAGATGTTGATGCTATGATTAGCTCACAAGATAATTTAGCTATGAGTTATCTTTCTGAGTTTGAAAAGGCTGCCAAAAAAACAATTAGTACTATGCAGCTACCAGGTAAAAGACAAAAACAAATAGATAGAGCATATTCTGATTTAATGAGGTATCTTGAAGGTGACGAAAAAGCTTTTGATACAGTTATAGATGGTAAAGCTTTATATAACCCTAGAGTCAAAGCAGCTGCAGAAGGTATGAGAATACAAGTGGATGCTTTATCAGATGTTATTTATAAACAACTGGAAGACATGGTAGAGCAAGGTCTTGTTGAACCTAGTTTAGTAAAACCAATTCTTCAAGAGATAGAAAACAATAAAGGTGCTTATCTTCGTAGATTATATGGTGGAGCCGTATCTTTAGATGCAAAAGGTTTAGCTGCTATGAAGGCTGATCCAAGATACACACAAAGCATAGAAAACTCCGCTAAAATAATTATGAAAACTAATCCTGAAAAGACATTAGACGAAGCTATGTCAGAGGCAACTAAATCAGTAGACAGAGCTATACTAGGAGATCTTTCAGAAGGATCATTAAGCCCAGAAGCAATTCTTAATTTAAAGAAAAAAGGAGATATGACAGGTTCTTCAAGAATAAAAGAAGTTCCGTTATATACAATATCAGAAGGATTCTTCAAAAAAAGATCTGTTTTTCTAGATAAAAATCCACAACTAAGAGAACTTATGAACGAGATCCGTGATCCTAAGGTCCTCTTCACACAAACAATAAGTGATTTAAGTAAGTTTATTGGAACAAACAATTTATATAAAAGCATGGCTAGGATGACAGATGAGGGAGGTTTTTCAGAAACTTTTCAGACAGCTATTCCTAAAATAAATAACTGGCTTACAAAAGCAAAAGATTCAAAAGGTAAATTAGTACAAGCTTCAAGACCTTTAATTGTAAAAGGAGAAGACTTAACACCTCAACAAATAGCTGATCTTCAAGCAGCAGGATACAAACAACTAGGTAAGCGTGTTCCTCAAAAGTCAAAGGTTATAGAAGACTTAGAAAAAGAAGAATTAAAAGCAGCACAATCAGGTAAACCTTTTTCCAAAGAAAAACTAAAGAAAAATGAAAAAGTAAAACAAGAAGAATTAAGTAAGATGTCTGTTTCTGGAGGTAATTATGGTGCTCTATCTGGAGATTTTGTAGCACCAGAAATATTTAACTCTTTGACAATACCTACAAGAACCGGGGGCATAGGTTCGGAATTGTTGGCTGTAGCATTACAAGCCAAAGGCTTATCCCAAGTCGCAAAAACAGTTTTAAATCCATTAGCTCAAGTTCGTAACTTTTTATCAGGTATATTTATGGTAGGAGCCAATGGTAACATTGCTAGAAACATGGATTTAACTCAGTCTATGTCAGCTACCTTTGGTAAAGTTTCTAATCTTAGTGAGCCAGAGTTCAGAGAATTCTATGAAATGTTAGGTGATATAGGAATAAGAGAAGAAAACATTGTTATAAACGAGTTTCAAAGAAACATAAGAGAAGGGGCTGGACTAACAGGTGCTAGTAAAACAGGTGCAGCGATTGAGTATGGTATGGATAAACTACCTATTATATCAAGTGCATTCAAAGCTTTTCAATCTGTTTATGGTAACGTTGATACTTACTGGAAAACTGTAGGTTTTGTTGGAGAGAAAGCAAAGTTTGGATCAGCTTTTCGAAAGGCTGGTTTAGATCCTGATAACTTGGGAGATGACATAATTCAAGAATTAGTAAACTCTGGTCTTGCTCCTCGATCCTCGGATCTTATGGGTAAGCATGGATTTATAAACGTGTTTGCAGGTGATATTGTAAAAGAGACAATGCCTATTTATTCTCGTGTTCCAAAACTTATTAGAGACATAAGAAAAGTTCCTGTATTTGGTAACTTCATAGCTTTCCCTGCTGAGATTATGAGAAACTCAACTAACATACTTAATCGTAGTTTAACAGAGATGGGATTTAAGGCTAGTGACTCTTTAGTAGCAAAAATAGGTGCTGATAAAGCAGCTATCTTGGAAAGACAAATTCGTGCTATAGGTGCAAATAGATTAGCTAGTTATGTAAATATGGCTGCTACTGTTCCTTTTGCAGTCACAAAAGGTGCACTAATGGCTGTCGATATGTCACAAGAAGAACTAGAGAATATTCGAAAATTGATGCCTGAATTTTTAAATGGTCACCAAACTGTTCCTTTAAACAATCCAAAAGATGGTAAAAAATTTGAGTATGTTGATTTAAGTTACATGTTGCCTTATGACTTTGTTTTGGCTCCAGCGAGACTAGCTTTAAAAACATACAGTCAAAAAGGAGAAATAGGTGCTTCCGAAGCAGAGAAGATAATTGGTGGAGCATGGGAATCTTTTAAAGCTTTATCTGAGCCTTTTGCAGGTGAATCATTAATAGCTGAACGTGTATTAGACGCTTTACCCGCACAATATTTAGGTCGTGGTGGTCAAACTCCCACAGGTGCTCCAATATGGAATGAAGCAGAGTCTCCTGGTGCAAAACTTCAAAAAGGTTTTTATCATGTTTTAGGAGGTTTATTACCTGGTGGTGTAGAACAATTTGCAAAATTAACTCCTCGTGGCTTTGAGCAGGGTAGAACTTCTCTTGCAATTTCAGGAGATCCTGGAGCAACTGGAACTAAATATGATAAGACAGAAGAGGCATTAACAGCTTTCACAGGAATAAGAAAATTAGAATTAGATGTACCAAGAGCTTTGTCTTTTAGTGGTTATGGTTACACACAAACAAGGAGTTCTGCTATAAGAGGCTTTGGTCAAATAGCTAAACTTAACAATTCTACAAAAGAAGATGTTTTACAGGCTTATGTCGAAGGCAATAATAATTTATTTAGAGTACAAAGAGAAATGTATGATAAAATACAAGCAGCTAGAACTGCTGGATTGTCAGAAAAAGACATAATATATGCTCTTAAAGAAGACTCTAATTTAGGAAGACAAGAATTGGGTATGATTTTAAAAGGTCAATTTAGTCCTATAAAACCAAGTAAAGAACTTTATGAAGCTATCTACAAAGAAGCTAATATAAGACTAGAAAGAAGAGCACTTAATAAATTACCTGTACCAGAGATGGTGGAAATATATACAGATATATTAGGTAAATCGTTATTGTCTGGTGGTGTTGAATCGACACAAGAAGAACTTCCTATATTTCCAGTTGATGAATTACCTGTATTAGATACTTCTAATATATCTCCAACAAGTGGTACAACAACGTCTGCCGAAACAAGAACTAATCCTGCTTTCTTAGGAAGCAATCCAATTGATATTCTTAAAAATTTAACAATAGGAACTAGAACACAATGAAATTATCAAAAAACTTTTCGCTAGCAGAATTTACAAAATCACAGACGGCTGAAAGAAAAGGTATTGAAAACAAACCAAATGAGATTCACATTATAGCCATGGAATCTTTGTGCCACAATGTATTAGAAAGAATTAGATCAGCTTTTGGTAAACCAGTTATGATTAATTCTGGATACAGAAGTCCGGCTTTGTGTGAAGCCATAGGATCAAAGCCAACTTCACAACACTGTGATGGAGAAGCAGCAGATATAGAAATATTTGGTGTGAGTAATTATGATCTTGCTAAATATATTGAAAACAATTTAAACTTCGATCAACTTATATTAGAATGCTGGGATGGTATTGAGCCTAATTCTGGTTGGGTACATGTATCTTACGTTAACGATTTAGCAAATAGAAAAGATGTGCTAACATATACTAGAGCAAACGGATATACAAAGGGGATTGTATAATGAAAGACGGCCCGTTCAAAACTGCAATAGAAAAAGAAGATGATGACAAGGTCATCATGCAACAATTCATTGTTCTTAAAATAAAGAATGGCGAGATTGTAAAAGAAACACACATGAGAAACCATAGCTTTTATGGAGATTATCATGATAGTTATATGTCAGAGCGTCTAGTAGATATTAGCGATATAACAAACGGAACAATGCATTAATGGCTTACAAACGTAATTACCAAAGAGAATATGCTATAGAACCTAAGTCTCGCAGAAAGGAACGAGCTAATCGAAACTTGGCTCGAAGACAAATGATGCGTAAAGGTAAGGTTAAAAAAGGCGATGGAAAAGACGTACATCACGTTGGTGGTAATGCCTTAAATAAAAAAAGTAAATTGAAAGTTGTATCTGCCTCTAAAAATAGATCATATGCAAGAACAAAAAATGCTAGAAAAAAGAATCCTAAATCATAATGTCAACATCGATTGTAAATTTACCGTCAATAGATGTATGGGTTCGAAGAGAATATTTACGAGATCATGAAGATGGTCATGGAGAATTTGTTAAAGGCATTTGGGTTACTGCAAAATCTATTCCTGGTAGAGCTTTTTATTTTGAAACTTACCTTCCTGATTATGGTGCTTTGTATGACAAGTTACCTATTTCTGCATTCGTTTCTGACCCAGTTACACCGACTCCAGATTTGGATCTTTACAACCTTCAGTTTTGGAACTGCATGGATTATGGTGTGGTGGCTATTTCTAAACAATTCATAGGATCGATGGATTTTGAAGTATTGACCAGAGACCACGGAACACTGACAGGTAAGTATGTAGCAACACTAGATAATTACAATGTCGATCCAGACCACATCGATTATTCAACCAGTGAGAAACCAGCAGAACACAAGTCACATAATATAATAGAACTAAGCAACGGACAGTTTTGTTTATATCCAAACAATAGAATGAGAGTTTATGATAACTCATTAACTCCAGACAAGCCATTGCAACCAGACTTCAAAGTGAGTACAATAGAGTACCAAGTTGAAAATGGACAAAAGTTCAGACTTGGTGATACAGATGAATACTTTTGGAAAACCAAAGATGAATGATAGAGTTTGCTTTAGTCTATATGATAGGCACATTAATTATTAATCAAGACCAGACATTTGAAAATGTTAATGACTGCCTGTATTTTGCTAGAAGATTAAACGAACAACCTGAGATTCCATACCCCAATGACGAAAAAAGAAAGATCACAGCCTATTGTAAGCCCGTGCCTAAACGTATGCAAAATAGAAAATAACATATGTATTGGCTGCTACAGAACATTAGAGCAAATTTCTTCTTGGTCACGCTTGTCTGATCAAAAACGTACTGAAATTATGCAATCCCTCAAAAAATAAGGCTCTCAGATGCCTCAGAATTAACGAAACAAAAGGCTTTGGTATGATTCCTACCTAGAAAAGGCTTTGTTTTTCTACATTTAAATTTAATAGCCTAGCGTTGATTTATGCTTTTTTGGAAAGAATATCTTTCACTTTTGCTGTCTTATCTTTTTGATGGAAACAATTTATATATAAAATGCAGAGTTAAGCTTTATTATTAAGAAAGGATATATAATGTTAAAGGAATGGTTCTACAAATTTAAAATAGCGAGAACAGTAAGTGCATTGAATAGTTTAGACGATGCAACATTGAAAGATATAGGTTTAAACAGATCTAATATCACTTCTCATGCTTATGAAATTTTCAAAAATGAGAAGCCAGAGGAAGATACAATGCCTGAATTGGATATGTTCGTAAAGTCTGGTCTTTAATCAACTTCTCCCCAGTTGTCACACAAGGCGGAGTCAACTTCAAAAGGAACTTTCAGATTTGGTATACAATTTGACATAATGTCAACAACCCTATCTGCTTCCTTTTGGTCTTTGATATTAAAACATAGTTCGTCATGAACAGTCAGTATTGGACATAGACCTTCTTTATAACAATCTATCATAGCTTTTTTTGTTTGGTCGGCACTCGAACCTTGGATTAATTTATTGAGTGCTTTGTAAGTAAAAGCTCTTCTGATTCTACCTTTGTGACCATATTCTTTGATGGCTTCTGCAAGAGGCATAGCTTTATTGTATCCGTATGAATTAGGTTCCCACATATCAAACCTACACTTACGACCTAACCAGGTTCTAATTACACCATGCTCTTTTGCATGACTAGATGTTTTTTCTGCTATACCTCTAACAAAGGGAACTTTTTCATGGTAGGTATCTAAAAGCTTTGTAGCCTCTTCTTCATCAACCCCCATTACATTTGCAAGTTTTTTCTTGCCCATACCATACATAATACCAAGGTTAACTGTTTTAGCATTTTTTCTAGATATACCCGCCATATCGGCTACCATCTGATGAAAGTCAGCATCTCCTTTATTATACATTTCTATCACTTGATCTATCTGAGGATGTTTATTTTCTCCTGTCAAGCTACCACAATAATGTGCTAGCCATCTTGGTTCTTGTGATGCATAATCAAAGGAACCCCATTTGTGGCCCTCCTCCGGGATAAACAAACCACGAATTAGTTTTTTGATCTCAGGATCTCGTGCAGGAATCTGTTGCAAATTGGGGTTACTTGAGCTAAAACGACCTGTAACAGTACCTCCATCATCGGATCTTAAAGGATTAAAATCACAATGTATTCTACCATTATGAGAATGATTAAGAATAGTTTCAATAAATGTCGTATTAGCTTTGTTAAGTTCTCTAATCTTAAGAATCTTTGCCGCAATGGGGTGGGGATGATTAGAGAGAAATTGTTTTGTAAACATGGGCGACCCAGACTTTTCTGTGCGAAAATAGTGAATCCCAAGGGAGTCGAACACTTTTGCTATAGATGTGGCGACCCAAGGTTCAATAGAGAGTCCCGTGTCCTTGACTATCTCTTCAAGTAATTCTTTCTCTCTTTTAGCCAACATTTTTTTAACACCTTCAGCCTTATCTATATCAACACGAACACCTTTTGTTTTCATATCTAACAGAACAGGTAGCAAAGAAGACTCTAAATTAAAAATGGCATTACATTCTTCTTTATCTAATAAAGGTCTTAAATGATCCCAAAGTTTCAGTGTAACCCTAGCATCTTGTTCGGCATAAGCACCAACAAAACGACTAGGTAATTGCCACATACCAGACTTTGGATCTACACCAAAATATTCAGCTGCTTTGTTCATCATCTTTTCGTTTTTCCACTCTCCAAGATATTCTCCTGCAAGTGAATTTAGATTATAATATCTCCTATTCTCATTCAGTATAGGTGCTGCAATCATTGTATCTATAATCTTGCCTTGAACTTCTATACCCTCGGCTCTAAGCCATCCCAAGTCATACATGGAATTGTGAAATACTTTTTCTATATGAGGTGTTTCCATTTGTTTTTTTAACCAGGAGAAAACTTTCTTTGGTGGTAGATTACCTCCACCCTCATGTCTGATTGGATAGTAAGCTATAAAATCTCCTGCAGCGACAGCAACACCAATAACATAACCATCTTTTCTACACCAACCAGGTCCAAGTTTCATTAAATTAGGATCTCTTGTCTCTAAGTCAATAGCTATTCTATCGTGCTTAGTTAAGTCTGGAAAAGAAGAAGGAGGCGACCAATCACTTTCTAAACCCATGGATGCTACTTCTTTTATGTCTTCATTTGTTAAGTCTGGCATTTCTTCTGGTCCTTTCGCTTTAAACCAATCGCCCCCCATATCTGCTAAATTATACTGATGTTTCTTTTTCATGATTTATAATCTCTCCACCAAGTGCTGCGTACCCAATGATATCCGTCCAAGAATCATCGTGGTCCATTGTTTCAGCTAATCTAGCTAACTTTACCCCTATCATACAAGCAACGACTTCTTCTGCTGTTATTTCTCTAGCTAAAATAACAGACCAAATCTTAGCTATTCGCTCATGATTAAACTTTGCTGGTCCATATTCCTTGGCTCTCGGTCCATTGATTAGTTTTTCTGCTTCTTCTAAAAAATATTTTCTATCTTTTTTCATATTCTAAATCCATTATCTTTGTTTGAGTCTACGATGTGTAATTCTTGTTTTGCTCTTGTTGCACCAACATAAAAAGTCCTGATCTCGGAATCTTGATCAGGACTTTCTGCACATGCTTTTGATGATTCTAACATAAGTAGAACGTTATCTGCCTCCCCTCCTTTTGCTTTATGGATCGTAGAAATTTTTATTCTTGGTGATCCGCTCCAAATCTTCTCCCCACTCTTCCTCACAGAATTTATGTATGTTAGCTCCTTCTCTGATACTTTTATCACTTGATTCCAATGTGTCTCCGCAGACACTGTCAGACAATCTACCATATGATCTATGGAAAATAATTTTTCGGGGTCTAATGAATTTAACACTTTTTTGCCATGTTTGGTAAAAACATGAGGCTGTGTTATCTTCGAAAAGTTCTTCCATTCGCTTAGTGATAATTTTTGATTTTTGCATATTCTATTCCACACCTCTATTCCGTTAAGTACATTTAGGGAAATAGACCAACCAGAACCTTCTTTCCAAAAAAGGTAGCCACTTTCTTTAAGTTTGTTAGCAATTTTATTGGTAATGTAGTTAGTTCTTCCAAGGATTAACCACTCTCCAGTTCTTAGGTCTACATCCATGATATCATAATGCCAAATAACTGCACCTTGTTTTGTTGTGGGTTGCCAAACTTTATTTTGTCTGATACCTATTCTTTTTACCATGTCCTCTGCTATTTCATGAACCGATAAAGGTACTCGGTAAGACTTGTCTAAGATTATTTTATTAGGACTAGAGTTCAAAAAATCTTTAACATCTACACCCATCCAAGAATAAATGCACTGATCATCATCTCCTGCATAAAATACCTTCTTGGATCTCGGAACTAGGACTTTCTTAACCATTTCCCATTGCATAGGAACTAGATCTTGTGCTTCATCAACTATTAAAAGATCTAGATTAGGACCTTCGCCTTGATCTATGAAATCTTGAATCATGTCTACAAAATCTCTTTTTCTCATGACTCTTTTATAATCTTTCAATGCTTCATCAACTTTCAATGCTTGTTGGAAGTTCAGTCTACGGTCATTTGTGTCACTAAACTGTTGCTCTAAACTAACACTACGAACACGAGCCATGTTGATTAAACCAAGATAAGCATCTCCATCTTTTCCTAATGTAAATAAAGTTCCCTCAGACATATTTACTGAAGAGTTAGCAGAAAATTCTAATCCCAAAAGTTTTCCTAGTTGTGTGTAATCACTTCCTTTAAAAACATCTTTACCACTCATACCCAACCACTGAAAAGCAAGTGAATGTAATGTTCTAAACCAAACAAGTTTGTCATCGGTTATACCTAGTTTTTCTATTGTTCTAGTCTTTGCTTCTTCTGCAGCTTTACGGCTGAAAGAAACAAACCCTATCTTTTCGGGAGAAGTTCTATTCTTTATTTCTTCTTGAACAATGGATATAAGCTTAGTTGTTTTTCCTGTCCCTGGTGGACCAAATATTGTTGTTTCCATTACATTTCTAACCTTCCATGACATGCTTTACAAACACATATACATTTTTCTATTTCTGCATTTACCTTGTCTATGTTTTTATCTTCACTAATAATTTCAGAAACACTCTTATACTTTGTTTCTGGAACCACATGATGCCACTGTAGGTTTATAGCTTTTTCATTGTAGCCACATCTCTCACAGCCTCTTTCCAATTTTATTTGGTTGACGTAGTCTCTCAACCTAGCTCTCGCTCTAGACCATCTGCTCTTCAAAATGGCACCTCTTCTTCTTGAATCTCGATACTCGGAACTTGAATCTCTGATTCAAACTCAGGCACCCACCAAACTCTAATACTTTTCCATTCTCCTTTAGTGTTTCTAAATTTTTTAGGACCACTTGCATTATCATTTTTATTTAATTCTTTTAGTCTTTCTTGTATTTGACCACGACTATAATTATCAAACTTCTTGGCTCTTAAAAACTGCATCAAAGAATCTAGTTTAAAATATGTTTTTCCACTTTCTGTCCAAGGCTTACCAAGAGATAGTTCTTCAGCCGATTGAGCTTGTATCCTTCCCGTACAGTAAGTCTCAAGTAATTCTAGAAACTGACCCTTATATGTGAGTTCTTGTGGAACCTCTATCTCGTTTACATTTTCTAACAAAGAATTAATCAAAGTTTGCCAATCGCTGTTTTTCATAACAGGAGGCATGTAATTTAATTGTTCCATGCATTGTCTTTGAAACTTCAAGGGAACTTGTAGATCTTCTGTAGATAATTCTAATCGTTTTGTTTCTACATCTGCAAACCAAACTCTAGGTTCTGATAGAACAACAGATAAACCACTTATCTCCATGGTTTGAACTTGATTCCCTATTCCATACTTCTTTGTCTTACACAAAGATTTGTTGCAATAAGAATTCAAAGGCTGTTGTTCACATGTGTAAAAATATTCTTTCTTTTCTATTTGTCCTTGTATTGTAACTATGTCTGATGCTGGTAAAGGAGGAACACAATAAGTAGTGTTGAAACTCTCAAGTAAAGTTTTCCATTTATCAGGATCCATTTTTCTAAACATAACCGCTGCGTTAAACATAGAAGTATTCCTGCCACCCTCTGGAATCCCTTGCTTTGCCATAGTGGATAAGCATGGAGGACTTTCTTTAAATTGATCAGAAGATCCACCAAAATCTAAAGATAAAAAATCTTTTGGTAAAACAGTTCTGTTTTCATACAACTCTATAAACTCTTCTAAAGTTGCTTCTTCTCCATCTTCCTTGATTGCATATCTCAAAGTCTGTTCTGAATCAAAGTATGGAAGATTTATAAAATTACCAACATCTCCACGTTCAACCAAAACTTGTTCTTGCTTTGGGAATATTTCGCAATTACCAAATCCTAATATAGAAGATATCTCTGAGGCTTTGTCTCTGAATTCTCCTGCACCAATCCATTCTTTGAAGAAAAAGAATATGTGTGCACCACCAGATTTACTTCTACATACAACGGCAGGTATTTTAAATTTTCTAATTTTTTTATCTAGTGCAACTAAATCTAATGGATATTGATCTATATCTAAAGCACCAAATTTACATTTGTTTTCTTCGTTGATAGGAATAGAACCAACACCTGTAAAACCATTTATGTGTGACTCTACTAAAGTAATAGTTAAAGGTTTTCTGACGATAAAGGAATGAGCCTTTTGTTTTCCCGCTCTTCTTTCATCTGATATTTTTGTCTGTCCATGTGCTGCACCAAACCCTTCAAATGCAACCATGAACTTTTCGTGTAAATTCATTGTTTTCCCCTAAAAGATTGGGGCGATAAATGGAGGAATATTCATCGCCCCAAACAGTTAAAACGGTAAGTCTTCTTCTTTTTGACTTCCGTTTAATACTTCCTCACTCGTTCCTGCTTGAGTCTTAATATCTCCAGACTTAAACGATTGATAGAAAGCTTTTGCAGCCAAAAAAGCTTCTTGGGGGAGTAGGGCTGGGTCAACCTTTTCGACTGCAAAATTGTACCAGGATCCTCGATCATTGCTTTCTTGCGTAGTTCTCAACTTCCACGCAGTTCCCCACATAGGAGGATTAAATAATCCATTAGGTCCTGTATACTGTACCATCTTCATCATGGTATTCCATTTTTTAGAGACTTTTAATTGTGTCTTTTTCATGTCACAAATAGCTGTCTGTGTTGCACCTGTTTTTGCATCTACAATCATAACAAGATGTTGTGCCGATCTTATAAGCTCATTTCCAGAAGGCAACATTTCTGTGGCACCATCTCTTTGAGTCTGTGTTAACACAGGATCATTAGCTTTAATTTCGCCCATAAATCCTCCGCCCTCGGTTCTTAGTTGGTATTCTAAATACTTCAAGCTATAACCACAGGGTATTACATAGACACCTTCTTCACTGTCCCAAAACTCTGCTGTAACAGTGTTGAATAAATCTCCTCCACTTGCTCCTTTAATATAAACAGGTTCCTGCTTATTTAACTGAGGAGATGTGGTTTGTATTATTCTTAGAAATGGAATCTGCATGTCATCTGCACCAATTGAATCCATTCCTTCTCCTGCAAATTCAGATAATTCACTCATGAAATTTGCGGGTATATTTTGTTTCTTTTCTTGTAGTTCTGTATTAGCCATTATTTAACTCCTTGTTATCTTAGCTTCATTACCGACAAAAACACCGAAAGTATCAAAATCTAGTTCTGCTCCACTTTCAATTCTACCTTTAACCCACGACTTCAAAGTCATAGGATGTATGTGTGTTTTCTGAACAGGTTCAAATCCATTCTTTCGTAGGTCGTCTACTACTGCACCTACCACATTATCTTCTCCTTGAGAAAACGACACAGTAACATCATTCTTAATGATGTCAGCCTCGCCCACAGATCTGAGAAAGTTAAAAGCTTGTTCTCTTTTTTCTTCAGATATACGAGCATGAACAAAAGGTCTTATAGTAACTTTGTGACCATCCACAGTAAGACTATCCATTCCCATCTCTTCCATAAGCATAGGTATGTCTTCTTCGTTCACTTTTCTTTTTTTGAATTTCAAATCCTTGAGGTGCTGTTCAGCATCCTCAATGTCTTTTTGAATTTGAATAGATTGTCGGATAAAGTTGGATAACTTGGATGCTCCTTCTTTATCTACGTTGTCGAACTTATTGGCATCGACCTTTTCCTTTTCAAATAGAGCATACATATCGCTCATAACTACCTCTTTCTGTTACTAAGTTTTTCCCCTTCGGGATTAAGTAATTGTTTTACTTTACAATTATATGTTTTGTCAAGCTACTTGTTTTTGTTGTGCCACTTTCTTGACCAAGTGTGCTAACTGTCTACTTACACTCCTTTCGTTTTCTTCAGCTAATTCTTTTAAAATTTCGTACACATCAATAGATACTGCTACTGATTTCCATTTGTTGGGATCCATCATAAACTCCTTTTAAATCCATTAATATAGTGGAAGATACTTCATATCATATATAGTGTCAAAGATATTTATTTCAACCATTCTCTTACTTCTTCTCCTAAAGATCTGGCTGACAACTCGTTCTTGGATTTTAAACTTTTTACAATATGTTCATCCACAGTTCCTTTTGCCACAAGATCAACATAAAGAACTGTGTTCTTCTGTCCTATTCTGTGACACCTTGCCTCTGATTGTATCCTAGACTCTAGATTAAAATCATTAGCATAATAAATAACATTACTTGCAGTATTCAAGGTAAGACCTCTCCCCGCTGTTTGAGGGTTAGCTACAAAGAATCTCGCATCTCCGTTATTTAATCTTCGTTCCGCAAGTTGTCTATCTCTTTCGGATGTATCTCCGTAAAAGGTAACAACGGAATCTTTTCCATATTCTTTTTGTAAAACTTTTTTTATTTTCAATATGTCGTATCTGAATCTTGACCAAATTATGACACTACCATTCATCTCCTCTATGACCTCAAGCATGGCATCTGTCCTGTGACTCTTGAATTCTACAAGTTCCCCATCATCCGTCATTGTATGACCACATAATACTTGTTGTAATCTTAACAGCTGAGTCATAACAGCAGGTGCCGAAACTAACTGACCATCGTCAAGTAAAGCTATAGCTGCATCTTTTATACTTTTGTAGTGTCGTAGTTGTTCACTCGTCAGAGGAACTTCACGAGTTGTATATATAGTAGGAGGTAAATCCAATGCCTCTGCTTTTGTAACTCTATGTGAAAAGGTATGAAGTCTGTCTGATAAATCATCTAAATTTTTATACCCAACTATTTGTTGAAACGAATGAGAGCCCATTCTTTGTGTTCTTGATATGGCATACTTTCCCTGGAAAGACCAATATGAATCATGACCTAAAAGATCTTTGCTCATGAACCCACATTGAGAGTACAAATCCATTGGTGATTTAGTTACAGGAGAACCTGTTAATATTCTTTTATATTTAGCTAATAAACCGAAGGACATCAGAGCCTTGGTTCTTTTAGCTTTTGGATTCTTAATCGTTGTCGATTCATCTATTGCCAATAAAAAATCAGAGCCTTTAGTAAAAAATTCAATGTAGTTTTTCATTTTTGTTGTGGCAAAACCTTCTACGTTTACTAAAAGAATTCTAAGATTATTTCTTGAATGTGCCCCATCAACCAATCTTTTTTTCTCTGTTTTGTTTGGTTGTGGATTCCATAAATAAACTTCACGTTTTATTTCATCCAACATATGTGTTGGTATTTCATTCTCTTTCCAATTTCTATATACACCTTTCGGTGCAACCACAACGGCAGTATCTATTTCATTGTTTTGATATAACCAGGTAATGTTATCTATAAGTACTTTTGATTTACCACATCCCATCTCCATAAAGTATGCATAATTTTGTTTGTTATAACTTTTTTCTAAAGCTAACCTTTGATGATCATATGGTTTTGTTTTGTATTTAAAATTCATTTTAGTTTTCCTCCATCCATGCGAGAGTTGATGGTGCTGATCGACTCTCTGAATATTTGTCCTTGTACCTAGGCTCTGGTTTTACTGCATCGGGATGATCTGTACCTCTCCAATCTGATTCGGGTAGTTCTCTCTCTTCCTCAGTTGTTAAAAAAGGCCCCCAATATCTATTAGACCCTTCAAGTGAAGTACGTTTTTTTCTTTTCCATCCTTCAAGCCTAGCTATCTTTTGAATCGTCTGACCATCCGTCCCAATCTGGTTCGAAATTGATTGTGTATCGTGACCTAGACTCCACATCCTTCTTGCGACTACTACTGCTAGGTGGGGGTGGTTTGGGAAAGTTGATGACGTTATCTCTATGGACAGAGTGTATTTTTTCTTTTCCATTTTTTTTACTCATAAATTTCGTCCTCCTCTAATCCTTGCATGATTCCAAATCTTGCAGCTTCCATGTACCACAAAATATCAGCAGGGTCTTTTAATGTTGTTATCATTTGAACTTGACCCTGTTTGTTTTGTCCCATGATGACAAGTTGTTCAAATGTTTCTGCAGCCATCTCACACACTAGTGATACAGGCTTAACTGTTCTCCTCATTTTATATGGGAATTTTATTATATTGTCACTCATTTTAATTGAGAACCTTGGCAACAATCGTCCACAACACTATGGCACAAAACACATTGCTCATGACCATGTATGTTAACAGTCTGTAGTGTGCCTTGACACCTGGGACATCTCGGCAGACAATGTGTTTTAACTTCTTCTTTTTCCCATTCATAGTTTACTTCTTTTTCCATTTTTCATTTATCTCCATTCTTAATGAGTGTGTGTGACCATTGTACTTCATCTCAAGGTATTTACTAGCTAATCTTCTTGCGTCTTTTGCCTCTTGTTCCATGCCCACCGATGCAAACTCCACGGCTTCTTCTTCAAACCTTTTTATAAGAGAGTCTATAAGTCTCATAGTCTTTCTCCTCAACTATATTATAGTCGCAATCAACAAACACATATCCGTGATTGTCCCAAATTTTTCTATCCTCCTCTTTTTTTAAAATTCTTTCTACGGCTCTTTCCTCATTGTAGTCATGTGCTCTAACAATTCTTTTTATGCTCGTGTAAATTTCTATGTAATGTTTTTTTGTCTTTGCATAACTCAAAAGTTGTGTGTTGTATTTTATTGGCATTATTTCTTCCCCTTTTTATAAGTGTATCTTACTCCATCTCTTGCCGATCCATGCTTGGCAGTATACCTTAAATGGTTGTTCCCACCTTTTTCCATGATGTCAGTTAACATCGAGTATCCACCTGTGAATGGTTGAATCGTAGGTTCATGATACACACGACCATAGTCTTTTTCTTTCACGGCTTTTGGATCATCCTCAAACCATGTGTCATCTTCTTTCTTCTTATTCGCTTTCTGTAAATCTTTACATATCTTTGTTATCTCTTGTCTTGCCTTCCTCTCGGCAAAATTATTAAATCTTCTCATATTATTTCTCTACCCTGCGACTTAACGCACATTTGTTTTTTTATGTATAATAAATGAAAGTTTTCTTTAATTGATTTTGATATAACTTTCAATCTATTGCTGCATTCTTTTTTTGTTTTGTAACCATATATTGATGGCTGCCATTGATCTCTAATAAAATAACATTTAGTTTCTAAAATTTCTCCTCTTGGGAAAGGTAGAATAGTACAAGCTATAATTAAAACTTTAAACATAATTTACCCTTTCAAGACTCTTCTCCAATACTTTAATAAAGACTCAGAATAATATGGATGTCCGTCTTTCTCAAATTCTTTACAGACATCGTTTATAACTGACTCAACTTTTCTAACGGCTTGATCCCATGTTATATCTTCTTTTAAGATAGGTTCATGCTCTAACTGTGTTTCTTTTAAATGATTATGTTCCATAAGCACCTCTTTTATATTTTATTATACATAAACTCCTATATAAAGCGATAGATTTCCATAGATTTTGCTCAATCATATTACAGCAACAAGCATTACCCTTTACACCAATTTAATAAATTTGTGGGAAATTGGTAAAAGACATCTACGGCATTGAGGTAAAAACGATATTCTATCTTCGCACCATGAGAGAAAGTGTTGCCGACCACCTAACTAATCTTCGGTCATACTCCTATGAATTGCATTAGCTATCATCATAGCATTCTGAGGAACTATGGCATTGCCTAGTCCTTTAATTCTGTCCACCCTTTTGGGTAACCCATCAACCACTCGACCCACGTTGGGTTCAGTTTTCCAGATGGTTGTTGGGGGTCTTTCACTTTCGCAGAAAGGTATGATTTCTTCTCCATGTGAATCTGACTCTTGCTCCCAACTGCTCCACAATCTTTGTATTCGCTCGCTCTTGGAGTCGGAAAGGTTTCCATGTGATTCACGGCATCCCTCAACTTCACTCCCCACCTGACTCCGTCCTTGTTCGTCCTTGAGAATCTGCCGTTGTTGATCTCCACGTTGCTCGCCATTCCCCCCTCTACGTCCGAGGCTCTTGGGGTTGGATATAATTTTATTGTGTTCGGATCGACTTGTTCTCTGAGATTCGATGGACGTTTCCTTCCCTTCCGGTGTCCGTTCTGAAGTTTCCGTGTTGCCTCCTCCGACCTCGGTGGAAGATGATCCATCGTATTCGGAGTTGCCCATGTCTTTACAGACGATCCAAATTCTGTCCCTTTTGTGCAATGCTCCGACTGAACTAGACGGAACGATAAACGTCCTTGTTGCGTAATTAATGGTTTCCATTTGAAGGAGAACCTCGTCAAGTCCCATTGAGAAGTGTCCATATACATTTTCGAAAACACACCAAGAGGGTCTGACTTGTTCAACAATCCTATGGATGTACGGAAAGATGTGACGAGGGTCTTCTTTGCCTCCCCTACGTCCTGCGACTGAGAATGGTTGACAGGGGTATCCTCCTGTGAGGATGAATGGTTTTCCTTGAATAAATTTTCTTGGGTCATTGGCTATCTCCTTTACGTCATTGGCTATCGGTACTTTTGGAAAGTTCTTGGCTATTACTTTTCTACACCATTCTTCAGTATCACAGAAAAGGGTTGGAGTAGTGTTTAAACTACTCCACGAGAATCCTAGTGCAAAGCCCCCGATTCCCGAACAAAGGTCTATATGATCTCTATTCATGATCTGCCTCCCAATCCTTACCATCTAATTCAGAATACATGGTTAAACCAAAATCATATCCTTGTTTATAATAAGCAGATGATCTTTTGTTTTCATCCATACCATCTCCATGTAACAAGGCATCTGCAACTCCATCCTTGAAGAAAGACAAATAGCCTCTTCGTTTTATTTCTGTAGGATTTTCCATTTATCTCTCCAATAATTTTTCTAAAACTTTTTTATGAAATTCTACAGAATCTTGTTCTTCAATAGAATCCCAATCAAATAACATATATCCATTGGGATCATTGTGAACGTCAATTAACATTCCTCCTCGAACTTCGATTAGAATTGTATCTGTTGGAATATGTTTTACATGTTCTTCAACATCTACATCAGTTTGATTTTTACTCATAGTTCTGCCTCAAAGTTACAGTATCCCTCTTTATCAAGACACTTTTCTATTTGTTTACCTAGATAAAATCTTGCATACCATTCTAAAAGTTCTCGGACTTTACCTCCACATATTATAGGATACTTTGGATTTATAGATATTAAGTGTTCCAAAAGTATTTCATCGTTATAACCTTTTGATCCCTCTCCTCTGAAGAATTCATCGAGTTGTTTTTTAAACTTACCCAATCGTTTCTTACATTCTTTAAGACCCATCTTAACTTTAGGCTTGTCACTCTCATCAAATCCATAATTAAGATAAGTAGCAAATCCCTCACTTCCAAAGAAATCAGCATCATTGCTTGATTGAACTCCAAACATAAATTTGCCTTCAATATCTCCGTGATAATATCTACCCATGATTGTCCTCCAAATTAAATTCGTGTTTAAGTTTCCACATTGCCATATCTAAACTTCTTATATCTGATAGATAAAGGTCTTCTATTTCTCTAGCATTACACAAAGCATCTTTTATTGATTCATATGCTTTATTAATTGCCTTTAGTTGATCTTCAGTAAGAGACTTTAATGCTTTCTTTCTCAAAGCCTCTTCCTTATCTCTTTCTAATTCCCATTTAGATTTTCTACCCATTGTCTTCCTCCTTCTCAAAAAAATTTAATAAAAATGCCTCTACATAATCGTAGTAATTATTGAAGATGTCTTGACCTTCATCTGTATAGATTTCTGAATTATTATTCATCTCAACCATAGTGCTATAGACATCATCTCCTAATTTAGAACTCATTAACCAATCTGCTAACTCGGATTGTATTTCTAAAAAAGTTGGTGTTGGTATTTTAATTTTCATTATAAAAGTCCTCCATTTGTTTTATTGATTGTTTAAATTTATTCTTATCTACATCAGATAATTCTGACATAGAGATATACTCATAACCCTCCTTCATTAGTTTCTCGTTAAAGTTATCTATAACTGAAGTATAGTGATATATAGATTCATAACCCTCTAAAGGTTTATGTGTCTTGCTATCGACTATGACATAGTCCGTTGGATATAGTTCGGTAGCCATTATGCACACTCCTCAATAGGATTGTCATTATCTTCACAACATTGTTTGTGACTTTCCCAACAATCTTGAATTGTATGGCTATCCTTGTCATAAGAGTTATCAATGAAATCCATTAAATCTCCAAACTGCCCAATAACTCCACCCTCTCCATAAGTGTGGTCATAATAATAATAAATCTTTTCCATTATGCATATTCCTTATATAATTTAAGAGCATCATCAAAAGGTAAAAAGTTTAAGCATTTTCCTTCCATATGAGGTTGTTCTTTTTTCAGAAAGTTTTTGAAATAATCATCCGTGTGATTGCCTTTTCTTTTCCATGCAACCAAGAATTGTTTATTCTCTACTTTGTCTTCGTCAATACAAATATATTGATTTTTCATTTCTTTTTTTAGTTGTTTTGTATCAAGCCATTTATACAACTCATCATGACAATGATGCTCTAAATCAATATCATAGGTACAAGTTTTTTCTTTACCATCTGATGTATAGTTAAAACTTCCTTGACCAAATGTTTTTACACACCATTCATTAGCTAGTTGGACAAGACCTCTCTCTTCAATATCCGGATAAGTGTTTTGTCTATCACAACCACCATGACCATCGTTTGATACATCAATGGCTTTCTTGCCATTGATATATACAGTCGCATTATAGCATGGTGTTTCTTCTGAACCTCTTGCATAGTGAGAGATATTCTTTACTTCTAATTTATTTATCTGCATTAGTTTCCTCCTTATATTCATTTACAAAATTAAGAACTTCTCTCCAATCATCGCTCAACAATAAATCATCATGAGCATATCCATAATCTCCGTCTCGAATAACAGAATATTTGAAGTGTAGTTCCTCAAGCTTTTTTGTCTCATCATCACACACAAAAATCTGTAAACCTTTGTAAGTGAAACTAGGACAAAGATCATTGCTATAACACATTGATCTCCAATCCTTGGGTATTGGCACATCAATCTTGACACTCGGATGTGTGACCTTGGGATCAGTATAATAATTCTCTGACCAATCATGAAATGCCTTATTATAATCTTCAGCAAATCTTCCGTAGTTAATCGTTTCCATAATTACCCTCCCCAACTATCAGCTATTCTTGTTGCTCTTATTTCTTCTGCAAATTCATCTAATATTTCTTTTGCATAGTTTACCCAATAAGAACCATACTTATTATCCACGGCTTTTATTACTTGATCATTGGTTAGGTCTTGAAGTTGCTCTCCTACGAACAACTCCACCTCTAACATTTTATCTTTTAGTTTATTCAATTGTCTCTCCATTAAAGTTATATATTATATCATATAGGATTATAAATTATTATATTCAAGGGTATGAGGAAAAATATTTTTATTTTCTTTTATAAAAAGTTCTGTCTCCTCGATTTCTTCTTCAATAATCTCTTTCATTGTAAGAAGTAAATTTATGCCTATCATATTTCTTTTAGTGTTTTTCTTTTCCATAATTATCTCCAATTTCTAGGGTTGTCTTTGTCATCATATGTGATGAACTTCTCATTGATTTGATAAAGAACTCCGTTGCTATTTAATTTATCCAATAGCTTTGGCATCTCACAGTCTTCCTCAAGGGCAAAAAGTTCTTCGCCCTTGGTTCTATATGCTTTTGGAAAATCGGCAGGGTGTAGCCTCGCTTTACGAATGTCTGCCCTTGTTACAATTATCCACCCATGTGCCTCATCAATTAGATAAGGTATGTTTAAAATTCCGTTCATTTTATATTTCCTTTCCGTTAGTTATGTCTTCATCTTTCCAAGGATTCCAATTAACAAGCTCTTCCAAATCTGACATAAGATAACCATAGCCGTCTATTTGACTATGTGCATCTATTTCATATTCTTTAGCCATTCTAATAATTTGTTTTAAGTTTTTTAAAAGTTGTTTTTTAGTCATCACTTTTCTCCTAAGTTTAAAATTTTAGTTACATCTGACATCCATTGACTTCGGTCATCAGCATGGTTCTTCTCAAAAGTTTTCACAACGATTTCTTTTTCTTCAATCATTAGTTCAATTATGCCTTTAGTGTAAAACATCCCATTGATTGAACTTATTTGATCTCGAACTTCTTTTAATCTCTCAATATCTTTAATTACTTCATTCATAATTTATCTCCGTTAAAGTTTATTTTTCTGTGAGGGATTGATAGTAAGACGAATTGTCATACATACCCTCCCTTTGATCATAAGGCTCTTCTTGACACTCTCTAAGCTGATCTCTGATCACATCAAAAGCCTCATAACAATTGTCACAAACATCAAGCCTATCATGATTGTGCCAACCTCTTTTTATGGGTAGCTGATCAAAAGAAATATTCTGATCAAATTCACACCCACATTCTTCTTTGAATTCATTCCTAACAATATCCAAAACTTCTTTTCTATAGCTATGGAATGTTCTTATTTCTTTATCGTAAAACATTATTTTTGCCCCCAAGGAAATCCCCATTTATCTGCACATATCTCTCCATAACCAACTTTCATTGATCTAGGATCAGATAATTTCTTTCTGCACATACTACAATTGCCATGTAAATGACCATGACCTATAGCCTCGGACATAGGGTCTTTAGCTATAGCTACTAGCTTATCAGCTACTGATGCATCGCATCTGTTAGTAGGCATAAACTTACCATTTAAAATCTTACCTACATAAACATCATCATGCCTTACATAAATAGCATCCTTGTTGTGAGATGCAGAATTCTCAGTAGGTAAGGATAAAGTAATGTCGCCTACTGTAAACTTAGGATATTTTAATCCGTTCTCTAATGGAGTACTGAATAACTCCCTAATCTTGTCCACGGATATTGAACCTTGGCTCTTGGAACTTGATTGATTAGCAATAGCATCTTTCAAAATCTTTTTAAGAACTTCAATTTGTTTCTCAGTCAAAGAATTTTTCTTGCCGTAGACAAAAGCCATTTTCATGACAAAAGAATTATTGTCTTGATTATATTTTTTTAAATCTTCAAACAAAGTGTCCAAAGTATCATCCTTAGTAAAATGATTGTCTGAAGTAATTTTAGTCCACTCAGCATCAACATGAGAATATCTGTATTTAGGTTTCTCAAGCACTTTAGTAAGAACTACAGTTTTATTTTCTATTGGAATACTTCCAATAAACTTATCATAATGGAAAAATTGTCTATTCATTTTTTAATCTCTTTCTGATATATTAAAATTAAAAATAACATCTTATAAAAGACGATATAGGAGTTATCGCATATAGTAAAATAATACGTCAAGAAAAAAATGAATGTATACAGTTATAATTTCAAAAAAAGTTTTTTAAAAAATATTTTTCAAAATAGGTGTAGTAAGCGTAGTAAGTGTGCAAGTGTTTGTTTTTACTAAAGAATTTTGGATACACTTTTACTACGTTACTACACTTATGAGATGGGATGGAACTTCAAAAAAGTTTTTTTAAAAGTAAAAAATGAGGAGAATATTGTATTATGGGCAATAAACATCAGCTAACAAATAGGCAAAAAGAATTTGCTAAACACATTGTTGAAGGAATTTATTCTAATGCTAAATGTGCAAGAATGGCTGGGTATGCAGAAGATAGTTCTCACATCCAAGCCTCTAAATTATTGGATGGAAAATCATTCCCCTTAGTTACTGAATACATAAAAGAACTTCGAGAAGAGCATCAAAAGAAATATGGAGTGACATTAATTGGTCAGCTAAAGAGATTTTCAGACTTGTCTCATAAAGCAGAACAAGAAGGTCAGTATTCAGCATCTGTAAATGCAGAAAAAATAAGATCATCACTAGGTGGTTTATCTGTTGATAAAAGAGAAGTTCAAAATATTCATAGTATAGATAAATTATCGAGGGATGAAATTGTTGCTAGATTATCAGAACTTAGAAAAGCACATAGTTATGCCTTTGAAGGCAGTTATAAGAGGATAGAGGATGATAAAAACAGAGAAGGCACTATCGACACTATTGAAACAGAACCTACCCAAGAAAACATTCTTTCAGAGGATAGAAAATAGGGTTGGAGAAGGTATAGCTGATACATTTATATGTCTTGATGGAAATGTTTTTTTTATTGAATTAAAAATAATAAAAAATAATAGGATAGTCCTACAAAAGTCGCAGATAGCTTGGCATATCTCATATGACCGAAGTAATGGCACTAGTTTTTTTCTTGCATCAAGCCCCTCGGAGCGATGTCTATTTTTATTTGAGGGAGGAAAAGCATTGGAGTTCCAAGGTTCTAGGATCGAGGACATAGATTATTTAGTCCGAGGATCGATCAAAGAGGTTGTTGCATATTTGCAAGAGAGGTGTTGCAAAAACATCACGGCGATAGGGTAGGGGGCTTGCGACCTGCGACCTAGGTTCAAGGTCTTGCGACCTGCGACCTGATGCGACCTACTGTCATCATATATTCGGTCATCAAAATTTTTAGCCCCCTCCCCTTTCGGGAAGAGAGCCTAGGGAAAACTTTTAAAATTCAAAGTCTACAAAAACTTTCCTAGTTGGCAAAACAAATCTTTCAAAATTTACATCGTCAAATTTGCTAATACTATATTCTCTAAAACCTGTTAAATAATGATTTACAAAATATATATCTTTAGATGTTTCCTTTAACTTAAAATAAATTTGATTATTCTTTTTTAATTCATTCATTTTTAAATATTTCATTTTGATTATTTCCTTTTAAATTGCTGGGGCTTTTTAACCCCAGCTGGTTTTATTTTATGCTACAACAAAATCATTAAAAGAATTTCTTGCAAGTGATCCTTTAGCCTTTAAGGCTATAACGTGACCATGTTTTGTTGAATTATCAATATCAGATAAATCACCGTCAAAAACCGGTCTACCTAAAAAGTATTTTGGAAAAGTATTCCTAAAAACAACGGCAATTGGATTGCTAAAATCTAAAGCCTTTGCAACACTATTTAAATATGCATCACGTCCAGAATATGAAAACATTAGTTTATAATTTTTAATTTTATTACAATCTTCTAATCTGTTTGCACGTTTTGTATAGTCATAAAAATATATCTCTTCAAACATGTTAAATATATCTGTCTTTTCATATGGTATGTCTGAAAGTACGTTTAGTCTTGCAGATGGATTTACTTTATTTTTATTACAATTAACAACGTGCAATTTTAATTCATGAATTAATAATTCAATAAATAAATCATAATCATTATTATAAAAATTGCTTTTATTATTCCTTGCTTTAACAACGTTGTTAAACTTGCCACGTCCAGCAGATTTTAAACATAAATCAAAACATCCCGCTTTTATTGACATTGGACAAAACTTTAAGCTTGGCATTAATGAAAGCCCAGCAACATTATAAACGCCTTTACTGGATTTTTTAAGCTTAGTGTTAGCCCCAAATCTATCTAATAAATTATTTACGTTATAAGTATGTTTAACATATTCTTTTAATTGTTTTATATTCATGATTTTTTCCCTTAAGTTATATTAAAATATAATATTATCTTATACAAAAAAAAGCATAAGTAAAACTTTTTTTTAATTATTTTTTCCAGCTGGTTTTATTTTTTCCAGCTGGTTTTATTTTGGGGTAACTTATAGAATTTTGAAAATAAGTTTTTGTAAGAGGGAAGGGGGCACCCCCCAAATGACCGTAGTATGCTTGCAGACTACGTCTGTAATAGTTAGGTTGATAATTTCATTCAAATGTATTATCGTTTGGGCATGTTAAAGAACCTAGAAGCGTTGCCCGATGAGGTACTAAAAGAAGCCCTGTTACTGGAAGAACAATTACAGAAGCTAGACACTCGTGATAAGGCCCGTGAGAAATTCATGGCGTATGCCAAGCATGTATATGACGGCTTTATAGAGGGAAGGCACCATAAAATCATTGCCGAGAAGCTAGAAGCTATAGCCCAGGGCAAATTAAAAAGACTGATTGTTAACATGCCACCCCGACATTCTAAGTCAGAATTTGCATCCTATCTCATGCCTTCTTGGTTCTTGGGACGTAACCCAAAATTAAAGATAATACAGGCTACCATGAATACGGAACTTGCTGTAAGATTTGGTAGGAAAGTCCGTGATCTCATTGCCGATCCCATGTATGCTGAGATTTTTCCCAGCACGGACTTGAAACAGGATAGCCAAGCAGCGGGTCGTTGGGAGACAAGTGCTGGCGGGGAATATTTTGCTGCGGGGGTGGGTGCTGCAATGACTGGTCGTGGTGCTGATTTGTTAATTATTGATGATCCGCACTCGGAACAAGATGCTTTATCCTCTAGTGCTTATGACACAGCTTATGAATGGTATACATCTGGTCCAAGACAAAGACTACAACCGGGGGGAACCATCATTATTGTGCAAACCAGATGGTCTAAGAAAGACCTGACGGGGAGATTATTACAGGCACAGGCAAAGGACATGATGGCTGATCAATGGGAAGTAATAGAATTCCCAGCCATACTTCCTTCGGGGGAACCATTGTGGCATGAGTTTTGGAAAAAGGAAGAATTACTAAAAGTCAAAGCATCGCTATCTCCTAGTAAATGGAATGCACAGTGGCAACAAGACCCTACTTCTGACGATGTTGCTATGGTCAAGAGAGAGTGGTGGCAGCTGTGGGAGAGAGAAGACACACCAAGACTTGATTATATAATCCAAAGTTATGATACAGCTTACAGTAAAAAAGAAACAGCAGACTATTCTGCTATTACGACTTGGGGCGTGTTTGAGCCAAAAGAAAATGGAGAGCAACACTTAATTTTGTTAGATGCTAAAAAAGGACGTTGGAATTTTCCAGAGCTAAAAGAAATAGCTGTAGAGCAAAATGATTACTGGGAACCAGATATGATGTTAATTGAGGCAAAAGCTTCTGGTGCATCTTTAGCAGATGAGTTAAGATTAATGAATTTACCTGTTACTACGTTCAGTCCTGGTAGACGTAGAGGCGGGGGTGGTATGGATAAAACGACTAGGATGCACATGGTATCTCCTATTTTCGAATCTGGAAAAGTGTGGTATCCTAATGAAAAGTTTGCAGATGAAGTTATTGAGGAGGTTGCATCTTTTCCAAATGGCGACCATGATGACTATTGCGATAGTATGACCATGGCACTAATGAGGTTTAGACAAGGTGGGTTTATTAGTTTACAAGGGGAAGAGATACCAGAAGACTGGTTTCCTCGTAAATCAAGAGAGTATTATTAATGTCTAAGAAAAAGACAATTAAAAAAGGTAAAGGAAAGAGTGTTACCAATCGATTTTCAGATCGAATGCGTCCTACAAAAAGCAAAAAAACAAGGATTACATAATGGCAATAGAACCTAGAAAAATAGCAGGTATGGTAGAATCATCTATGGGAGCAGGGGGTCAGATGATGCCTGAAGAAGATAGTCTCCAGATCGAAGTACCGAGTACCGAGGCTCAACTCCCTGATGGTGTAGAACTTATGGGTGAGGGGGTAACTGAGGTTATTGCTGAACCATATGATCATAATGCTAATTTAGCCGAGATACTTGATGAAGATGTACTTGGTTCTCTGTCCTCGGATCTTAGGGCTAAATTTCGTGAAGATGTTGAGTCAAGGGAAGATTGGGAAGAAGCGATTGCCAAGGGACTAGGGTTACTGGGCATTAATTATGAGGATCGAAGTGAGCCTTTCTTGGGGGCTAGTGGTGTAACTCACCCGTTACTTTCTGAAGCTGTTACTCAGTTTCAAGCACAGGCATATAAGGAGATGTTACCTAGTGGTGGCCCAGTAAAGACTCAGGTTCTAGGAACTCCGACCAAGGAGACTGAGTCACAAGCCCAGCGTGTAGAAGACTTCATGAACTATCAGATAACTGAAGTTATGGAAGAGTATGATCAAGATACGGATCAGATGTTATTTTATTTGCCGTTGACGGGATCTACATTTAAGAAAATTTATTTTGATGAAACCAAGCAGAGAGCCGTTTCCAAGTTCGTACCGGCAGAAGACATGGTTGTTCCGTATTCGGCTAGTGATTTAAGAACAGCGGAGAGGGTTACACATGTAGTGAGAATGACGTATAATGATATTCGCAAACTACAAGTAGCAGGAGTATACAGGGATGTTGAGTTATCTGAAACAGGCGATGGAGAAAGTGAAGGAGCCATCCAAGAACGTGCTGATGAGTTGTTGGGACTACGTCCAAATTACTCTGAAGATGTGTATACCTTATTGGAATGCCACATTGACTTGGACTTGGAGGGTTTTGAAGACACGGATATGGAGGGGAATCCTTCGGGTATCATGCTACCTTATATTGTTACCCTTGATCAAGGTTCTGGAAAAGTGCTTTCAATTTCTAGAAACTTTAGAGAACAAGACCCATTAAGAAGGAAACGTCAATATTTCACTCATTTCAAATTTTTACCAGGATTTGGCTTTTATGGTTTCGGTTTATTGCACACAATCGGAGGTCTCTCTCGTGCTGCGACTTCTATTTTAAGGCAATTGATTGATGCGGGTACGCTCTCTAATTTACCAGCTGGCTTTAAGGCTCGTGGTGTTCGCATTCGTAATGATGATGAGCCTCTTAATCCTGGGGAGTTTAGGGACATCGATGTCCCAGGGGGAGATCTCAAAAATTCCATCATCCCACTGCCATATAAAGAGCCATCAGCTACGTTAGCACAGCTTTTGGGGGTGGTTGTTGACTCTGGAAGGCGTTTTGCACAGGTTGCAGACTCAAAAATAGCCGATACTAACTCTCAAGCACCCGTTGGAACGACTGTTGCGTTGATTGAGCAAGGCTCAAAGATCATTTCAAGCATACATAAGCGTTTACATTACGCTCAAAAGCAAGAATTTCGTATGTTAGCGGAGATTTTTAGCGAAAATCCAGTTCCGTACCCTTATTTTGTAGGAAATGTGCCTCCAGAGACGATGCAAGCTGACTTTGATGGTCGTGTAGACATACTTCCAGTGTCAGATCCGAACATTTTCTCTATGGCACAACGATTATCGCTTGCTCAGACACAATTACAGCTTGCTCAAGCGGCTCCACAGATACATAATGTGCATGAAGCGTACAGAAGGATGTATGATGCGTTGGATATTAAGAATATTGACGCTATTTTACCTGCACCGCAACAGCCACAACCTATAGATCCAGCAACCGAGAACGGAAATGCGTTAAAAGGTATGCCTATACAGGTATTTCAGCAACAAGATCATGAGGCTCATGTTAGAGCACACATAGCTTTCTTATCGACTCCAGCGGGTCAGGCAAATCCACAGACATTTATTTTGTTGCAAGCTCATACACAGGAACATATTGGTATGATGGCTAGGGATCAAGTGGTTAAATTCTTTGAAGAATCAATAAAAGCAGCACAATTAGCTGGTCAACCTGCACCACAATTAAATCCTGATGCTGTTGAAGCAGCAATTGCACAGCAAGTTGGTGAGATTCTAAAAGAGGTTATGCCTTCACTACAACCACAACAACAAACTGATCCTTTGGTTGAGATTAGAAAGAAAGAACTTGAGAATGATACAGCTGAACTACAGAGAAAAGCTATGAATGATCAAATGAACTTTCAGATTGATCAAGCCAAGTTACAACAAGCCTATGAGCTAGCTCAACAAAGACAGAAGCTTCAAGAAGAAATAGCTGAAGATAGGAATGATGTAAACATATACAGAATTAACATGGCATCGGCTAACAAACCTAAATAATATATGATATAATCTGGATATGGATCCAGTAACTATATCAGTAGCCGTAGGAATAGCGGGCAAAGCTTTTGATGCGATTAAAAAAGGTTTTGCAGTAGGTCGTGACATTGAGCAAATGTCAGGGGACATTGGTCGTTGGATGGGTGCCGTAAGTGACGTTGATAATGCAGAAAAGCAAGCTAAAAATCCTCCCTTGTTTGGTAAATTGTTTAAAGCTGGCTCTATCGAAGAGGCGGCAATGGCTGCGTATGCAGCAAAAAAGAAACTTGAGGAACAAAGATACGAACTCAAGATGTTTTTAAATATGACTTATGGCCCACAAGCATATGACGATCTCCTTAAGATGGAGGGGCAGATAAGGAAACAACGTCAAGAGACAATTTACAAACAACAACAGTTAAGACGACAAGTTGGTGAAGGAATTATTTGGCTACTTGTAGCGGGAATCGTTGGTGGGTTTGCCATACTTGTTGCATCTATTTGGTCTGGTAAGGCTCATGCAAAAGAATATACTAGAAATCAGAAAATAAATAACGGAACAACTTCTGTTCCCAAGATGACAACATGCCGACTAAAAAAACAAAAAGTTTTTAAAGGTAAGATGGCGTGTATTTATATTGGTGCTCAAAAGACATATGAGTTAGAATTCACAGACATTCATGTAGGATGCCCACGAAGTTATAAATGTGTATTTAATCCTAATGGTCAAGAGCCATCGATAGATAAAGTAATGGAAAGTTTGCGAAGCATAGCTAAATAGGAGTTAAAAATGGAAAACATGGTACTAGATGCGTGGAATGATTTAACTTACTTTGAGGGAATACTATTTACATTATGGCTATTTATCTTATACTATGGTAAATGTTGGATTGATTCGAGATTTAAATGAGTGTAGAAACTTTTCTTAAATGGAAAATTTTACCAAGACTGATGATGCTTGCTAGTACAATTATGTCTTGGAGATGTGCAGAGTGGTTCATGCAACTTGAAACGCCAACAGCTGCTCAATCAGCATTTGTATCTGTGGTTATGGGTGTGATGACTGGTGTGTTTGGTATTTGGATGGGTCACGAACATAAGGAACACAAATAATGTTAACAGCGTTGATTGGCCCAGTAACCAATTTAGTTGGTAAATTTATTGAAGACAAAGATGCTAAGAATAAATTAGCACATGAAATTGCGACCATGGCAGAGAGACATGCTCAAGAGTTAGCCAAGGGTCAGTTAGAAATTAATAAAGCAGAAGCAGGTCATAAATCTATATTTGTGGCAGGATGGCGACCATTTATTGGATGGACATGTGGTGTTGCGTTGTGCTGGCATTTTGTGCTTGCACCTGTTACAATATTTATATGTGCGTATTTGAATGTAGTTATACCAGAGTTACCTACTTTTGATATGGGTAGCTTGATGACTGTATTGATGGGGATGCTCGGACTTGGCGGTTTGAGATCATTTGAAAAGTATAAGGGGTTAACGAAATAATGATTAATTGGATTAAAAAAATATTAAATTCTTCTAGTGGAGATTTATCGAAGCATAGACTTCACACAACTAAGTATCAGGACTTGTGTATGTAATGAGTTTACCTCCTCCAATATTTGATGGTTTTTTTAG